TTTCAAAAGAAAAAAACTCACAACGACATTTCAAACTTAGTAACGACTGTGAAGTTAAAGCGGTTGCGACATCAAAAGATGCTTTGAGGGGTTATACACCTACCATCCTTGTATTTGATGAAGCTGCGTTTATTGAAGCGGATTCAGATTTTTGGTCTGCGTGTATGGCATCCCTATCTACAGGGGGTAAAGTTATTGTAGTTTCTACTCCAAATGGATATGACCCAATTTACTATGAAATCTATGACCAGTCATTAAGAAATATGAACGATTTCAAAATATCTGAGATGTTTTGGTATCGTGACCCAAGATATACAAAAGATTTGTATATGGTTAAAACTAATGATTTAGTTCATTTTTTATTAAATAGAGAAGAATATACTGATAAGGACATTATTAACTTGTCAATGGAAAATCCATATGACAGAGACCATTCTGTTGTAACTGATTACATCTCTCAAGGATATAAACCATGTTCGGCGTGGTTTGAGAGTATGGTTAAGAAGTTAAAGTTTGACCGAAGAAAAGTTGCTCAGGAATTAGAATGTAATTTCTTGGGTTCAGGTGATAACGTATTTGAATCTGAATTAATGCAAGGTATTGCTAAAAATACTTTACGTGAACCCCAAGCTAAACTTATGGGTGGTTCATTATGGATATTTAAAGAACCCGTAAACGGTCACAAATACGTTATGGGTGTGGATGTATCTCGTGGTGATTCTGAAGACTTCTCGTGTATCCAAATCATTGATTTTGACGAAAGAGAACAAGTGTTAGAATACGTTGCAAAAATCCCACCAGATGTATTGGCTGAAATAGCATATAAATGGGGAACAATGTATAATGCTTACTGTGTAATTGATATCACAGGTGGTATGGGTATTTCTACTGCAAGAAAATTACAAGAATTAAACTATCAAGGTGGTTTATATGTTGATAACGTTGATACAAGTAATAAGTGGAAATGGGACCCAAAAATTAATGAAAAAATTCCTGGTATTAATTTTAATTCTAAAAGGGTTCAGATTATTGCAGCATTTGAAGAAGGTGTTAGGCATGGATTTAAAGTATATTCAAATAGATTATACAATGAAATGAATACGTTTATTTATATTAATGGAAGACCTGACCACCAAAAAGGACATCATGATGACTGCATTATGGGTGTTTCTATGGCATTGTACGTTGCGGAAAAATCATTCCAATCTTTGGAGAAAGTAACTAATCATACTAAAGCAATGATTAACTCATGGGCAACTACAGTTAATGAAAATAAAAACTCTTCTGACTTCTTTAATCCTATGGTTCCACAAATGGGTAGAGGTAATGGTATGAATAATCAAGGTGAAGCAACCAAGGCTGATTACCAAAAATATGGATGGTTATTTGGTTCGCGCTAACTATTTATATTATCAAGGTAATTAGTAAATTTAGAATATGAGTGATAATAATTTAACGGTCTGGCAGAGGCTCTCCAAAACATTTGGACCAAACTCTTTATTAAAACAAGATTATCCAACTTTTAAGTTTGATAAAAAAGAACTTTTGCGTACTCCAAATCGTGATGATTATGAGAGAGAAAAACTCCAAGCGCAACAAACATTTTATTTAACAAATCAGTGGGCTAAAGTTGAGAATAATCTATATTCACAGGCAATTTACTATGAACCATCAAGATTATCTGCACAATATGATTACGAATCAATGGAGTATACTCCTGAGATTTCCGCAGCGTTAGATATCTATTCTGAAGAATCTACAACAACAAATGAAGATGGGTTTATTTTACAAATCTATTCAGAATCAAAAAGAATTAAATCAGTATTAGCTGATTTATTTAACAATAACTTAGATATTAATACCAACTTACCAATGTGGACAAGAAACACTTGTAAGTATGGCGATAACTTTGTTTACCTTAAATTAGACCCTGAAAAAGGAGTTGTTGGTTGTCAACAATTACCAACGATTGAAATTGAACGTCATGAAGTTGGAGTTAGTGCAAAAATTACTGTTGATATTACTCAAGAAAAAGATGAGAACAAAAAGGCTCTTCATTTTACTTGGAAAAATAGAAACATGGAATTCCAATCATGGGAAATTGCTCACTTTAGATTATTAGGTGATGATAGAAAACTTCCTTATGGTACATCTATGTTGGAAAAAGCGAGACGTATTTGGAAACAATTATTGTTATCTGAAGATGCGATGTTAATATATCGTACATCAAGAGCACCTGAAAGAAGAATGTTTAAAGTATTCGTTGGAAACATGAATGATGATGACGTTGAAGCATACGTAAACCGTGTTGCCAATAAGTTCAAAAGAGAACAAGTTGTGGATGCTAAAACAGGAAACGTAGATATGAGATTCAACCAAATGGCGGTTGACCAAGATTATTTTATCCCTGTTCGTGACCCTGCGGCACCAGACCCAATTACAACATTACCAGGAGCAACAAACTTATCAGAGATTGCCGATATTGAATATATTCAAAAGAAATTATTAACAGCACTTCGTGTTCCTAAGGCGTTCTTAGGCTTTGAAGAAGTTGTTGGTGATGGTAAAAACTTATCCTTACAAGATATTCGTTTTGCTCGTACAATCAACAGAATTCAAAAAAGTATGATTGCAGAGTTAAACAAAATTGCAATTGTTCACTTATTCTTATTAGGGTTTGAGGATGAATTACAAAACTTTACATTAGGTTTATCTAACCCATCTACACAAGCAGATTTATTAAAAATTGATGTTTGGAAAGAAAAAGTTTTATTATATAAAGATTTAGTTGCAGACCCAGGAAATGGTATCCAACCCACATCGTCAACTTGGGCTAAAAAACATATTTTCAATTGGTCTGACGAAGAAATTAGATTGGACTTACAACAACAAAGAATTGAAAGAGCCGTTGGTGAGGAACTTAAAGCAACTCCTACAGTTATTACTAAAACAGGTTTATTTGATAATATTGATAAACTTTACGGTAACAGTTCTGGTGGTACTGCAACAGCATCCACAACAACTACAGGTGGTGAAGAATCACTTGGTGGAGGAGGATTTGAAACTGCACCGCCACCACCATCAGGTGGAGAAGAGGCGTTACCGCCACCAACCGAAGGAGGGGCACCTGAAGGTGGAGAAACTGCCGTTACACCAGAATCAAGAATGAAAAATATGAATTTGTTGATAGAAACTAATCTATTAGAAGGGTCAACGTTTTTAGATTTAGGTCAAGGACAAGATTCTTTAGGAGAAATTTCAAAAGAATTGGATAAGTTACTAAACTCCTAATATTTATATTGAAAACACACTATAATGACTTTCGGAAAAATCAAATCCATAATTGAAAACAATCTTCTTGAATCCTACAAAGATGAAAAGGAATTTAAGAAATCGTTAAAAGAATTCAAACATAATGTTTTGAACAACAAAACTATGTCAAAATTGTATTCTTTATACGACCAATTGAGCACGCCTCAATCACTAAACGAATCTGACGCCAAAGATTTTATAGAAGAAGGTGTTAGTTTAATTCAGAAATTACTGCCAAGTATTAAATTACCAAGAACTTTATCAGAGAATGTTCAGAACAAATATTCTGACATTGACGCTCTTGTTTATACAAATAAATTAAATTTGTTAGAAAGAGTAAATTCCAAAAAAAATATTATAAGTGTGTTAACTTCAACAAATAATGTTGTTAAAGAATCTATCAATATTCCATTAAAATCTATGGTTAGTATTGCTAATCAAACTTTAAACAAATATGTTGAAAATCTTGATGAATCATCAAAAAAAGAATTCCTTCAATTAATTTCAGAAGATACAAAATCTCTTGAAGATAAGTTTGAAACTATTCGTGAAAGTGCAATTAGTAAACTTAACGTTATTTTAGAAAAAGAAGAGGAATTTGAGTTAAAGACAAAATTGTCTGAAACTATTGACAGATTAAAAATTGAAAAATTTGACCAATTAAATTTTCTTAAGTTAAAAAACTTAGAAGAATCAATTTAAAGAATTTTTTATTTTTTGAACATACGAAGCTTTCAATACCTGAGCTCGTCTTACAACGGATTTTTTAACAAATTCTTTTTTTTCAAATAGAATTTGATTTTGCTTAGTCTTGATAACTTTAGATTTTAAAGTTTTCAAGGCTTTTTCTATTCCGTCTTTTTTTACTTCTACTATTAGCATATTATTACAAATATCGCAATTTACTAAAAAATTTTTGACAATGGGATTTATTTGTGTTATTTTTTAACAAACGAACAAATAAACATTGACAACAATGAATCTTAATGAAAAAAGGAAAAAGTGTAAAGTTAAATCTATTCAGTCCGATAAAATCGGTGTATGGTACTGTGGATTCTAAAAATTTAAAATCATTATACATAAACATTCAATCATGGGTCTCCCCCAAATTTGACCACGACAATTGGAACAGAGTCGTGTGTAATTTAAACCGAGAAATCAAACATTCCGTATTTAATTCAATTGATACAAGTCTTTTTAAAGAAAATAGTATTG